TAATTTCATGACCGGTGCTATGCCTCTTGTTCAGCCTCGAACTGGCACGGTGATATTAGATGATGCCGGTAAGTGCTGGAACAGTTTCATACCGCTCATGCTTGCCAGCAACCCCGGCATAACTGATCTTTACATCACTTTCGACGTTGCGCAGGCTGTGGGCGTTTTCCCGAACTCCCCGTCGATTTCTCGTGAGAACGTGTCTACCGCTGATTGGCTCTCTGCAAAGTCTGATTACTACGCCACTCGGGTTGTTCGCACCGCCGCGCAGGTGACAGAGCTTTACGGTTTACCGCCTTCCCCCGCCTTAGCTGGCCGCATCGTTCATCGTGGCCAGGTCATCGTTGTTTCCCAGAGCCCGGCCGATGTCCCCCTCTTGGCCGTTTCACCCCGCTTCGTTCAGACTCAGGCCATGGGTGGCCAGACAGCTGCCACCTTCACTGAGTCTCAAGGACACACCATTCATGGTGATGTTTGCATCGATCTTGGCGGGTTGACTGCCACCACCACCGACCGCGCTGCTTGGACTGCCCTCACTCGCGCTACTGGTAATATTTACCTCAAAATGGGCCCCATGATGTCCTCCCCAACTCATGTTGAGGCTGGCTGGAGTAAGAGCCAAATTCTTACCGCTCTGCTCACTGTGGCTAGTTCTCAGCGCACCCCCTACTTGACCGCTCAGGTGGACGCCGATGGATTGATTTCCTCCGCTGTCCTTTCCCACCTCTCGCGCTGTCTTTCCCCCGCAGCTGCTCGCCGCTTGGGTTTGCCCGCTCCCAACCCAGTTATCGGTGTCAGACCGTATATTGCGTCCAAGTATCGGGCTTCATGGCTCACGTCCACCGAGCCAGCTCCTGACAATTACACTGCTCGCACTCATCGCGCCCGCATTACAAAAGTCCGGACCTCACCTTCCTCTGCGTTTTCACGCCACACTGCGGCCGCCCCCGATTCCCACTCTACCGTGGCCGATATTGTGCAGCATCTGACCGCGGTCCCTTCTGACTCAGTGTTATCGGTGTCCCCCACTTCCTATTCCTTACCCCCGGCGCCGGTCCTTACCGGTAATCCCGACCCTGTGTTTGACATTGAGGAGCCCACTGACGACGTTCTTCGTGAGGCGACGGCCCCCAATGCTAACTCTACCTTCCAACATGTCCCAGATGGTTCACCGGGCACTCTGCATCATACTCGCGCTGACAAACTCACCGACGCCATGGGCATGGCCAAACGCATCCGTGTCGGTGAACACTCTAGACGTTGGACTTCAGTCGATGCCCGGCGTCTGTCCCAACTTCAGCGTGGTTTCAAGAAATTCTTCGACGTTCCTGCTTGGCATTCTGAGGGTTTCAACCCTGCCCTCCTTGAACGGTGCACTCAGGACAAGTTGGCTAGTTGGGCCTCCAAGCGCACAAAAAAAATCCTCTTGTACAGCGTTGCCAAGCAAAATCTTGACGCTCCCTACAACATGGTTCGCCTCTTCCCCAAAGGTCAGTACATCAAGAAACAGGAGAAGATGCGCAAGCACGCGTTCGCCAGCCAAACGGTTTCTGATTTCCACCTCGGCCGCATCTTTCGTGATGCCCCTTACGCCGTCTACTTGGAGACTCAAATCCTTAAGCACGCTTTCGACTCCACTTACCTCCACTGCCGCGCTTCCCCTGATGATGTTTCTCGATGGTATCAGCGGTGGTGGCGACCCGGTGTCATGACTGGCAACGATTACACCTCTTGGGACTCTGGCGTTGACCACGTCTTCATCGAGTTTGACATGTGGCTTATGCGCCTCAGTGGTTTCCCAGAGGAGTATATTCAACGCCTGCGCGAGGACCGTTACACCACCTTTTCCCATCTTGGCACGCATATGCCTCGTCAAGAGTCAGGTGATCGTTGGACATGGATCCTCAACACGGCCCGCAATTGCGCTCTCACTGGTGCTTCACTTGATTGCCCTGCTCGCACTCCTGTTTGCGTTTCCGGTGACGATTCCGTCACCCTGGGGGCTTGGCGTCGTACCACGGGCTTTGTCCCGTCCCAATGGTTGATGACCCCTAAGCGGGAGGAAGGTCGCCATATGACTTTTTGCGGTTTGTTTTTTGGCGGTCCTGACGTGTCCTATGACAGCAAGGTAGTCCATTGGCGTGCCCGCTTTGGGCTGCAGCAGGGCCGGAACGATACTGATTATTGGCGCAGCATCCGCGACGCTATTTGTGAATCTGCGGACAAGTTGGGTGCCTCTGACACTCGCCTCGCCTCCGCCCGTTCCTGCCTGCGTCAAGCCATCCACTATTTTGACCTTGACCCCACACTTGATTTGCCTGACCCTCCTGCTGATGATCAGCTTCTGTCCCGCGCTGCGCCCCGTTGGCTTCATAACCTTCTCTCCCCAGTCCGCTTTCTCCTCTTTATCTGACTCCCCTTTCCTTCCCTTTCTCCTCACTCACCACCCCCGCC